CCTCCACCGCCGCGCAGAGCTGCGCCTTGAGCCTGCGAAGGCCGCTCATTTGCGCCGCCTCGGGTCGCCGGTATAGCGACGGATCCGGTCGGCCTCGCCCCGCTCATACTGCGCAAGCCCCGCCTGTGTGACCTCCCGCGATTTCTTTTCAACAGCCACCTCGAACAGCGGCGAAGGCTGAACATTGACATCGACCTTCACGCTCTGCTGCCCGCCAGACTGGCCGCGCAGCGCCGCCTGAGCCTGTTGCACGTTCAGGATGGCTCCGTTCTGCGATGGCACGAAGACCTCGCTGCGAGGCGTGCCCTCGTTCACCAGATAGGCCCCGCCACGCTGGACGCCGCCACCACTGGCCCGCGCGCCGGTAAGGCCTCCGACAGCACTGAGAAAGCCACCACCGCCCATGCCCTCGATCAGCTGGATGGCGCCGCGCATCATCATCATGCGGGCGATCTCGCCGATCAGATCCGCGACCGCCTTCTTCGCCGCGTCGGCCCCGTCGAGAGCCGCGACAAAGATGCCGCCGATCGCGTCCGCGCCCCGCTCGCTGGCCTTCTCGACCTCTTTCATCCGGTCGGCAGCCGCTTCGGCCTCGGCCCCTGCGGTGGCATAGGCGCGGGCCTGCGCCTCGATCTCTGCCGTCAGCTCGGGCGTGATCTCTTTCCCGGCTTCCTGCGCCGCTGTCATCAGCTCTGCTTTCGTGCGGGCATAGTCGACCATGTCGCCGAATTGCTGGCCCGCTGCCGCCGCTGCCAGATAGGCGGTCGTCTCGGTCTGCAAGGCAGCCGTCTCGCGCTCGATCTGGGCGATGGCCTCGGCATAGTCGTCACCCGATCGGCCACCACCTCCCCCACCGCCGCCAACTTTGCCGGTGTCAGGATCCGGCACGCCAAGCTCAAAGGGCCGCGCCCTTGGACGTTCCGAAGCCTTGGGTGCCAGATGGCTGGAATTGGCGAGAGAGCCTGCGCTGGCCTCACGGATGGCCGCGCCGCGATCATCCTCCAGCGCCACGCTGTCCCCCATGCCAGCGGCAGCCTTGAGCCAGCCATAGAGCTGCGAGACCTTGCCAGCCACCGCAGCGACCACGCCGCCCAGCCGTTCCACCTCCGAGATAGCGCCGCTAAAATTCACCTTGTCGGCATCGTCGAGGGTATCGAAGGCCGTGCGCGCCGACCGCTGCAGCTCGTCAAGTTTCGTGCGGAAGGTCTCGCCGTCGATCGTGCCTGCGTCGAAGTCATCGGCCAGTTGCCGCATTTCCTGCGAGGTATTGGCAAGCACTTCCCAAAGCGCGTCCAGCCCATACATGTCGGCCTCGCCAGCGGCCTGCGCCATGGCATTGGCCGTGCGCCGAGCTTCCTCGCCAAGGGTCATCCATTCGCCCTTGAGAAGGCCGAGGCTCTCCACCTGTTCATCGGACAGGTCGCCCGCCTCTTTCAGCTGCTCATAGACCTCGTCGCCAAGGATGTGCCGCCCCTCGGCCTCGTTGAAGATCTCATCGATCCGGCTTTCCACGATGGCAAAGGGCAGATCGGCCAGCGCGACGGCTGCGGCCTTGCCGAAGGTGGCGACACGCTCCGTCAGGGCTGCCCACTTCGCATCAAGCTCTTGCGCCTTGACGATCAGTTCCTCGTCCATCACCCGCCCGACTTCATGGGCGCGCTCGATCGTCTTGCGAAGCCCCGCCTCGCCCTGGTCGAGAAGCTGGACGAATTGCTCGCCCCCGGTGCCGCCGAACAGCTCGTCAGAGATGCGGATCTGCGCCGCCTTGTCCATGCGTTGCAGGCGCCCGACAATCTCCAGCATCAGGGCAGAAGGGTCTTCCAGCCGCTCTTTCAGATCAGAGGCCGAGAAGCCAAGACGCTTGAAGGCATCCGCTGCGGATCCGCCACCGGTCACGATCCATTCATCGGCGCGCAAGGACAATTCCTTGAAGCCGTCCACCAGCGCATCGACGCTGATGCGGTTCTGATCGGCCACGAAGCTCCATTCCTGAAACGCTTCCAGACCGAGGCCCGACCGCTTGGCCGCGTCTCCGACCTCGCCGATGCCGCGCAGGGTGGCGCGCAGATTGGTGGTGATCGAGCCAAGGGCAGCGGTGAAGGCCCCGACCGCAAGGCCACCGATCAGGCCCTTGCCGAAGGCGCCGATCGATCCGTTGATGCTGTCCAGCGCGCTGCCGATCCGGCCAGAGGCCCGGTTCATGTCGGCTTCCATCTGCGCCGTGGCGCTCTTCGATCCGCGCCGCAGGTTCTGATAGGTCTTCGTGCCCCGGCCCTCGGCCTTCACCATGCGCTTTTCAAACTCGGAAATGCGCGCTTCCAGCATCACCACAAGGCGTTCGTCGGCTCCGACTGCTGCATTCATCGCGGCATCTCCTTATGCGGTCCAAAGGTCATCAGAAAACCAGCTGGCTTTGGTCGCCATGCCGGTGTCATTCGAGGCACAGCGCGCCACGGCCATGGCGCAGGCAACAGCGCCGTCGATCTTGTCGCGGCTCTTGCCCTTGTGAAACATGCGGTTGCCTGCCGGGTCGGTCTTCACTTCGATGTTGCCGAAGTTCCAGCGCAGGACCGGGTGGCCCCCATGGCGGAAGTTCCGCCCGATGATGGCGCGCTCCAGCTCCTTGACCGCAGGCGCCATAGTCACCCAGCCTTGCCGCATCTCGACAGCCGGGAAGCCGTCTTCCAGTAAGTTGTTCAACGTGTTGCGGGCAAGGTGCGGGTCGAAGGCGATTTCCTGCACATTGAACCGGGCGCACAGCTCGCGCACCTGGTCCTCCACCGCACGGAAGTCCACCACGTTCCCCTCGGTCGCGGTGATCTGGCCTGCCTCGGCCCAGACGGTATAGGGCACCTGCGCCAGGTCTTCGCGGGCGCGCAGGTTATCCTCGGGGCAGAAGAACCACGGCCAGACCTGAAACCCGTCTGCGCCGTCGCGCCAGCACGCCACGATCACCGTCAAGTCGCTGTTGCTGGAAAGGTCCACCGCAAGCCAGCATTCGGCCTGCGAGGCTTCCAGATCCTCCAGATCGACCGCGCCCGCGCCCTCGTCATAGATCGACATTTCCACGAAGGGATCGGTCGCGTGATCGAGCCAGATGTTCAGGTTCAGCTGCCGGAAGGCTTCACGATCGCCGATGCGCCGGGAACCTTCACGGGCCAGCTGCCGCAGCCCTTCTATGTCGGGATATCCATGGCGCAGGCCGGGGTTGACCTTGAACCAGAGTTCTTCGTCCTGCCAGTCGTCATCCGCCTGCGCTTCAAACAGCACCGGCAAGATTGACGGGTCGTCGATCTCGCCACGCGCCACGCGGCGGGCGTCGTTCACGATGTCCCATGCGATATTCTCTTGCCCCCGGCCTGCCGTGGTCGCAACCACGAGAAGGCTGCCGCGCGTCTTCACAAGGCCGGATCTCAGCACGTCCCAGAGGTCGCGCTTTTTCCATGCGTGCAATTCGTCGGCCAGAACGAAGACCGGGGTGCGCCCATGCTGGGTGCCTGCGTCCGCGCTGATGGCTTCGCAAAAACTGCGGTCCTTGGGATAGACGATGCGGTTGCGATAATCGAGGGTGCGGATATGCGGGGCAATCCTCGGGTGCGCCGTCAGAAGGCCGCGCAGTTCCTCATAGGCAATGCGGGCTTGCTTGCGGTCGCTGGCCGCGCTGATGACCTCGCCACCGGGCACACGCTCGGGGCCGATGGTATGCAGGGCTTCCAGAGCCGCCGCGAGGCTGGTCTTGCGGTTGCCGCGTGGCACCAGAATGACCACGGTCTTGACGATCCGCGATCCGTCTTCATGCCTCGGGCCATAGATGCGCCGCACGATCCGCTCTTGCCACGGGTCAAGCTGGAAAGGCTTGCCGCTCTTGGGGTGCTTGAGCATCCGCAGCCACGCGACGGCACGCTCCCCGAAGCCCAGCGGGTCGGGGATTTCTGAGCCGTCATAGATCCATGCGGGATAGGTGTCAGAAGGCGAGCGGGTCATCCTCGCCTCCGTTCTCGTCTTCGCGGATCGACGGGCGCGATCGGCTGACAGGGGTCAAGCCAAGCTCGGCAGCCAGAAGCCGGGCCGAAGCCATGGCCTTGTCCTGCGCCCGGATTAGCTTGAGCATCATCTCGGTGTCTTGTTCGCCCTGGATGATGATCTCGGTATCTCGCACCCGACCGATGCAGATGCAGTAATTCTCCAGCCCGCCCAGATCGGCCACCGTCAGGATGCGCCGCTCGGTCAGGATCGGAAGCACCCGGTCCCATTCCTTGCGCGCTTCCTCCGACAGCCAGCCGGGCGCCGCGATGATATGCGCCACGCCCTCACGGTCGGCCCTGAGTTGCGGCTTCGTCCCCTTCATGGTTGCCTCACGCAGCGCAGCTCCAGCCCGGCACGTTGGCCGAGGGGCGCAATCTGTTTGATGTTGAAGGTCTGGCCGTTCCACAGCACCCGGTCAGCATTGGTCACGCCCTCAAAGAACCGGGCGCGGAAGATCACAAGCTCCTCGTCCGATGCCCCGAAGGCGCGGATCGCCTCTGCCGTCGATTGCTCCACCTTCTCGGCCCTGAGCCGGGCAATGATGCTCCAGGTATCGGCAGGGGTGCCCGCGTCGTTGATCGTGGTGGTGGCCCTCTGGATCGCGATGGCCTCGCGCAGCTTGCCCGACTTCATGGCGCATCCCCCGAGACAAGAACCTCGACTGTCACCACGCCGTGCGATGCTTCCCCGTCAGGATCGCGCAGGAAGCGCTGAGAGACGACGCGCACATCGGCACAATGCAGGGGCGCAGGAAGGGCAAGACGCCCGCCATGGATCGCCCCACGCACCGCACCGGCCATAGCCTTGACGCCTTCCAGCGACTTCTCACGCTTCCAGAGGTGCAGGGTATGGGTCACGCGCACATGCGCCCGGCGAAAGCTGGTGCCCTCGTCTATGGCCTGGCTGTCGCCCAGGATGATCGACGGCATCGGCGCAGGGCGCTGGTTCACGTCGAGGATGGATGTAGCAGGCACCAGCGCGACCACGGCAGGCGTGCCCACCAGTCGCGCGCGCAGGGCCTTCTGCACTTCCAGATCGGCAGTCATTTCGCCTCCTTGATGGCCTTGCCGACGGTGCGCTTGATCTTCGCCAGCGCCTTCTTTCGACCGAGGCGGAAGCCCGGCCAGAAAAACGGCTGCGGATCATGGCGCGTTGTTCCGTATTCCTGCAGGTGCGCGTATCGGACCTTGGGATTGCCTGCGGTGATTGCCGCCGCATTCTCGGGCACCACGGTCGCGCCACCCGGCTGCGAGTAAGGCGGGGTTGTTTCCCCCGGTCCTGTCACCACGATGCTGGTTTTCAGATCCGGCGCCCCGGTCTTCGGATCATCGGGCGCGAGCTTGCGCATGATGTCCGCGATATCGTCGGCAGCCTTCACCAGCGCAGGCTCGACCGCCTTGCGTGCGGCCTTGGGGATGGCGCGCATCCTGCGTTGAAAGCTGGCAAGGCCACCGTCCGCGCTCAAAAGGTATACTCCCGGTATTCGGCCACGATCTCGTCCACGCCAAAAGGCATGGGGCGCGAGGCATCGCCGCCCGCTTCCCGGTTTTCAAACCACCACGCGGCAAGCTGCATGACAGCCTCGCACAGCGCAGGCGGCACCGGATCCTGTCCAGCGCCCCCGAACTCTTCCTCGATCTTGAAGCCCAGAAGC